ATGGCCACCAGCACCACCCCGCCGAGCCCGCCCGCCACGTGGCGCAACCGGATCACCGCGTCCGGCGAGGAGGCACCCGACCAGCTGCTCGCCAACCCGGCGAACTGGCGGATCCACCCGAAGGCGCAGCAGGACGCGCTCGCCGGGGCGCTCGATGCGGTCGGCTGGGTCCAGCAGGTCCTCGTCAACCGCCGCTCAGGTTTCGTTGTCGACGGCCATGCCCGGGTCGCCCTCGCGCTGACCCGCAGCGAGGCGACCGTCCCGGTCCTGTACGTCGACCTCGACCCCGACGAGGAGGCGCTCGTCCTCGCGACCCTCGACCCGATCAGCGCCATGGCGGGGCGCGACGACGAGAAGCTGCGCGCCCTGCTGGCGGACGTCACGGTCGACGACGCCGGCCTGCTCGCCATGCTCGGCGACCTCGGCGGCAGCGAGCCGAAGGCCGGTCTCACGGACCCCGACGAGGTGCCCGAGCCGCCCGAGGAGCCCTACGTCAAGCCCGGCGACCTCTACGGCCTGGGCGACCACCGGATCCTGTGCGGTGACGCCACCGATGGGGCGGACGTCGACCGGCTGATGGGCGGTGTCCACGCGGCCATGATGTTCACCGATCCCCCGTGGAACGTCGCGATCGGCCAGGACTCGAACCCACGCCACCGGCAGCGCCCAGGCCTCCGCAACGACGACCTCTCGGACGACGACTTCGCGACCTTCCTTGGTGGGTTTGCCAGCCTCGCCGTCCGGCTCGTCGACGGCGACGTCTACTGCATCCTCGGCGCGTCCGAGTGGCCCGCACTTGACCTTGCCCTCCGCGGAGCGGGCCTGCACTGGTCGGCCACGATCATCTGGGTGAAGGACGCCTTCGTCCTCGGGCGGAGCAAGTACCACCGCCGCTACGAGCCGCTCTGGTATGGCTGGCGCGACCGCTCGTCGTTCGCCGCGGGCCGCAACCTCGATGACGTGTGGGAGATCCCGCGGCCGCGGCGTTCACCAGAGCATCCGACGATGAAGCCGGTGGAGCTGGTCAGCCGGGCGATCGGTAACAGCAGCGCAGCCCCGGACATCGTGTACGACCCGTTCATCGGGAGCGGGAGCACGATCATCGCCGCGGAGACGCTCGGTCGTCGGTGCTACGGCCTCGACATTGACCCGCGCTACGTCCAGGTCGCGATCGAGCGCTGGCAGAACTTCACGGGCCGGACAGCGGAGCGCGTCGATGGGTAGGCGCGGGCCGGCGCCGACTCCGACCAAGGTGAAGCAGCTCCGCGGTGAGACGCGCCCGAGCCGGCTCAACCTGCGTGAGCCGATGCCCTCACCGGACGTCCCGAAGATGCCGACCGACATGGACCCCGACGCGAAGGCTATCTGGCGCCGGGTGCTGCGCGACATGCGGGACACCGGCGTCATCCGGGCGGCCGACGCCGATGTCCTGCGTTGCTACTGCGAGGCGGTCAGTCGCTACGCCCAGGCGGCCCGCCTGTACGCGCAGTCGGGGCCGATCACGAGGCGTGACGGGAACCTCGTGAAGAACCCGCTCCACCAGGTTACCCGCGACAACGCGGACGAGGTCCGCCAGTTCGCCCGCGAGCTCGGTCTGTCGCCCTCGGCCCGGGTCGGCCTGCGGATCGACCAGGCGCGGGCGCTCGACGCGCTCACCGCCGACATCGGCCTCCCGCCACGGCTCCGGGTGGTGGGCGATGTGGGCTGAGCCGTGGTCCCCGATGCCCTCAGCGGTGGTCCCCATTTCGCCGCGTACTGCGAGCGCTACATCCGCCACACCAAGGGACGCTGGGCCGGACGCCCCCTCATCTACGAGGAGTGGCAGCGCGAGTTCTGGTGGGAGGCCCTCGAGTTCGACCCCGCGACCGGCCTCCGGATCTACAACGAGGTCGGCCTCGGCATCCCGCGCAAGAACACGAAGTCGACCATGGCCAGCGCTGCCGGTCTCTACATGCTCGATGCCGACGGCGAGCCCGAGCCCGAGGTCTACGTCGCCGCAGCCGCCCGCAACCAGGCCGGCATCGTGCTCGGACAAGCCCGGAGCATGGTCCAGCGGAGCCCGCTCCTGCTCGACCGGCTCGTGCCGCACCGCTACGTCATCGAGTGCCCGCGGAACGGCGGGATCATGCGCTCGCTGTCGTCCGACGCCGCCCTCCAGCACGGCCTCAACCCGTCCGCGAACATCGTCGACGAGCTTCACGCCCACAAGTCGGCCGAGCTGTACACGGCGCTCACGACCGGTACCGGCGCCCGCGAGCAGCCGTTCACCCTCTGGATCACGACCGCCGGCGTCGCCGGCGAGGGCATCCTCGCCGAGCTGTTCGAGTCGATGTTCACCGGATCCGGCGAGCTCGAGGACCGCGGCTCCCTCCTCATCTACCGCGATCGGGTCAATGGCACGCTCATCTACTGGTACGGCGCTCCGCGCGACGCGGACATCGAAGACCCCGCGGTCTGGTACGCCGCGAACCCCGTCTCCTGGCTCCACGACGGCAAGTACCTGGGCGCCCAGTTCGCGCGCCTTCGGGCTCGCGGCGCACTCCTGGAATGGCGCCGCTACCACCTCAACCAGTTCGTCGGCTTCGAGGACGCCTGGCTCCGCGACGGCGCCTGGCGGGCGACCGAGGGCGATCTGCCGCTCAACGTCGCCCTCCCTGTTGGCGTCGGCATCGACAAGAGCCCGAGTGGTGACCAGGGCGCGGTCGCGATCGCCCAGCGCCAGGGAGACCGGATCGTGGTGAGGGCCCAGGTGTTCGCGCCCGAGTCCGCGACCGGCATGGCCAGCACCGAAGCGATGCGCGTCCGCCTGCGCGAGCTCCGCGCCGAGTTCCCGCTGCCGCAGGCCCGCGACGAGCGGACGAAGCGGGTCCTGCCCGGGCCCGCCTACGGCTTCGACCGCCAGGCGTTCGGCGAGTCGGCCGAGATCCTCGAACAGGACGGGCTGAACATGGTCGACGTCCCGATGACGGCAGCGGTCATGGGTCCGCCCTCGACCCTCGCCTACGAGCTCATCACGACCGGGCGGCTGGTCCACGACGACGACCGGATCCTCGCTGAGCACGTCGCCAACACGACCGCGGTCCTGACCGACCGGGGCATGAAGGTCACCCGCAGCAAGCACGGCTCGACCCGGCCCAACGTGGCCGCGGTGGCGATGGTCAGGGCGATCGCGATGGCGATGCTCGAGCCGCCGCCTCCGCCCAAGCCCCGGGTCATTGGGAGCTTCCGGTGACCACCGCTCCCGAGGTCGGCAGCCCGACCTGGTGGCTCGACCGGCTGGGCCGGAGGCTGACCGCCCGGGCCGGCCGCGCGACGTTCAGCCGGGTCGGCCGGCGCGACGACCCGGGGACGGAGCGCCGCCTCGTCGACGCCTCCGGCATGGCCCTCTACCAGGCGTACTACGAGGGCCAGCACCGCGAGACGTACAAGATCCGGCGGGTCATCGAGGCGTTCGGCCTCCGGATGCCGATCTACGTCAACTACGCAGGCGTCGTCGTCGACTCGATCAGCGAGCGGCTCGGCGTCGACGGCTTCACCTTCGGCGGCGACGACCGAGCCTCTGCGGCCGCCTGGGAGATCTGGCAGGACAACAACCTCGACGCGGGCTTCAAGCGAGGCATGCGCTCGGGGCTCATCAAGGGCGAGTTCAGCCTCGTCCTGTGGCCCGACGAGGAGTGGTCACCGCGCATCTGGATCGAGGACGGGGCCGAGGTCATCACGTCGGTCCACCCCGAGACCAGGCTGCGTCGCGCGGCGCTCAAGCGCTGGGCCGACGAGGACGAGCCGGGCGCGCTGTTCGCGACCCTGTTTCTGCCCGATGCCGTCTACAAGTACCGGACGCCGGCCACAGCGAACACCGCCGGGGCCGAGCTCGCGACGGTCGGGGGCACGGCCTGGGAGCGCCGGATCGTGCCGGGCGAGCCATGGCCGCTGCCGAACCCGCTGGGCGTGGTGCCGGTCATCCCGTTCCCCAACAAGCCTGACCTCCACCTGGTCGGCGAGTCCGAGCTCGGCAAGGTCGTGCCGATCCAGGACGCGATCAACGCCAACATCGCGAACGTCATGCTGGCGGGGCTCTACGGGGCCTTTCGCCAGAAGGTCATGCTCAACTTTGCGCTCGAGGTCGACCCCGCGACGGGCGCCCCAGTCCAGCCGTTCGACGTGGCGCTCGACTCGCTGATCACCGTGCCGCCGAACCAGCCGGGCGAGCCCGAGCCGCGACTCGCCGAGTTCAGCCAGACCGACCTCGCGGGCTACATCAAGGTCCACGAGACGCTCGTCCAGGCGATCGCGACCGCGAGCCGCTTCCCGCCCCACTACCTGCTCGGGACGCAGGGCACGTTCCCGTCCGGCGAGAGCCTGACCGCGGTCGAGCGCGGCATCAGCGCGGTCGCGGGCGAGCGGGGCGACGACTGGAAGGATCCGCTCGAGGACGCGATGCGCCTGGCCTTCGCGATCAAGGCTCGAGCCCCCGGCAACTCGGCGGCGGCCGCAGCCCGCTACGAGAAGTGGGCCGCGATGACCGGCGCCGAGGCTGCCTTCCGCAACCCCGAGACGAAGTCCGAGAGCCAGCACGTCGACGCGGTCACCAAGAAGAAGGACCTCGACGTCCCGCGCCGCCAGCTCTGGTCGGAGCTCGGCTACAGCCAGCAGCAGATCCTCGACTGGGAGGCCGAGCTCGCGGCCGCCCCACTCGAGCCCCAGCCCGCGATCGTCGCCCCGCTCGATCCCGCGACGCCGGCAACCGTCGTGACGGTGCCGGCGCGATGACCCTATGCCAGGGCCGCCTCCAACCACTCGCGCGGCGGCACGCCACGGAGCCCCTCCGGGGTGGGGAAGACGCGACAGCGAGGCGTGTAGTCGCCGGGATCCACGTACCCCGGCATCACGTCGACCCCGTCGACCCGGATCGTCGGCGAGCCCGGGAAGCGGTGGGCGGCGGCCACGGCCGGGTCGGTCGCATTGATGACCTCGACCGGCGTCCCTGGCGCCTTCTCGGCGATGACCTCGTCGAGCAGCGCGCGCGCCGTGACGTGGTTGGGGCAGTCGTCGAAGTACAGGAACTCGATCCGATGGCTCACCGACCAAGCCTACATCCCGAGGCCGATTGACAGCACCGGAGGTTGACCCGATCGTCATGAGCGAACCGACTACTCCTGTGGGCGCAACGCCCGCCGCGGGAGGTGCAACGCCTCCCCAGACGCCGCCGGCGGCCAGCGCGCCGGCCCCGGTCCCGCAGGCCCAGCCTGCCGTCATCCCAGCCCCCGAGCCGTCCGCACCGGACGACACCCTGGGTCTCGGCGACGCCGGCAAGCGGGCCCTCGACGCGATGAAGGCCGAGCGCAACGCCGCCCTCGCCGCATCGCAAGCCGCCGAGCGGGAGCTCGAGCAGCTCCGGACCGCGAGTCTCTCCGAATCCGAGAAGGCCATCGCCGCCGCCCGCAAGGCCGGCGCCGACGAGGTCACCGAGCGGCTCCACGCCCGGGTCCGCCGGGCCGAAGTGAAGCTCGCCCTCGCGCGCGCCGGCGCCCTGCCCGCGCTCATCGAGGACCTCGCCAACGCCGCGGAGTTCTCAGGGCTGGTGGTCGACGAAAGCGACCAGGTCACAGGACTCGACGACGCGCTCAAGGCCCACAAGGCCCGCGTGCCCGACGCCTATCGACCGCCGGCGACCGCAGGGCCGGGCTCGGTCGACGGCGGGCCTCGTGCGCCAGGGGCGCCGCGGGCCACCGATCTGGCCAGCGCCGTCGCGGCACGGCTCGGCGCACGAACCGGCTAACACCGCCCGCCCGAAGGGACGGGCTCGAAAGGAGACCAGCAGATGCCCGTCACCCTCGCCGAGGCGGCGCTCAACACCCAGGACGACGTCGACCGCCTCGTCATCGACGAGTTCCGCAAGCAGTCGGCCCTGCTCGACAGCCTGCTCTTCCACGACACCGTCAACCCGATGGGCGGCGGCTCGACCCTGACCTACGGCTACCACCGGGTCATCACCGAGCGGGCCGCGGCCTTCCGCGCGATCAACGCCGAGTACACGCCGGCCGAGGCCGCCAAGGACCGCTTCACGGTCGATCTGCGGCCCCTCGGCGGCGCGTTCCAGATCGACCGCGTCCTGTCCGACCTCGCGCGTGGCGCCGAGACCGCGTTTCAGCTCGAGCAGCTGGCCAAGGCGACCCGCACGAAGTTCACCGACGAGCTCGTCAACGGCGACACCGCGGTCGACCCCGACGGGTTCGACGGTCTCGACGCCGCGCTCACCGGGACCTCGACCGAGATCGCGGCCTCGACCCTGCCGGGCGGTGGCGACTGGACCGACTTCGACGTCGCGGCGACCTCCTACATGAAGGCGCTCGACGCGATTGACCAGTGGCTCTCGGTCCTCGACGGGCCGCCCTCGGTCATCGTCGGCAACAGCCTCGCCATCGCCAAGTTCCGCGCCGTCGCACGGCGGGCGAACCAGTACGTCGAGCGTCCCGTCGAGGGCCTCACCAGCGGCAGCGGCGCGCCGATCCGGCGCGAGTTCTACGGCAACGCCCTCCTCGTCGACGCCGGCGCGAAGGCGGGCTCCAACAACCCGATCATCCCGGTCGCACTCGGCCTGACCGACCTCTACGCCTACCGGGTCGGCCTCGACGGCTTCCATGGCGTGACGGTCTCGGGCCAGCCCCTGGTGCGGACCTGGCTGCCGGACTTCACGGAAGCAGGTGCGGTCAAGACGGGTGAGGTCGAGATGGGCCCCCTCGCGGTCGCGCTCAAGGCGACCAAGGCAGCCACCGTCCTCCGCGGCGTGACGGTGTCCTGATGACCACCCGCAGGATCAGCACCCCCGACCCGGGCTTCACCGGCACCCGGGCCGGGGTCGTCTTCCGCGACGGACGGGGCGAGGTCGAGGCCGACGACGCCTCGGCCCTCGCCTACTTCGCCCGCCACGGCTACCCCGTCGACACCACCTCGCCCGCGACGAAGAAGGAGCCGCGTGGTCGGGCGGCCGCGGCTCCTGCTCGCTTTGACGCCGTCACCCCCACGACCGAAGGAGAGCCACCCGATGCCTGACATCCTCCCGACCGCCACGCCGGGTCGCCTGCTCAAGGCCGACACGAACGGCCGCTGGGCGTCCACCACGCCGGCGGCCGCGATCGCCAACGCCAGCGAGAGCGCCACCAACCCGCCGACGAAGGCCGAGGTCGACGCGATCGCCGCCAAGCTCAACCTCCTGCTCGCTGCCGCCCGGGCGGCGGGCGTGATCGCCCCGTAGGCGGTCGGACCGACGATGCCGACCCTGCTCGATCCGGACCACGTCGCGGCGCTGATGTCGCCGGGCATCGACGCGGCCGACCTCACGCTCGTCATCGAGCGCGAGGAGGACTGGCTGGCCAACGACCCGGTCGACGGGATCGGCCAGCTCGTCGGCGAGCGGACGGACACGATCTGGGTCACGCCGGGCGACGGCCGGCCCCTGCTCCTGCGCCGCCCGACGACCGCGGTCGAGGTCGTCGACGGCGGGGTCGCGCTCGCCGCCGACGGCATCCGGCTGCTCGGCGGCGCGCGGGTCGAGCCGGTCGGCGCCTGGCGCGGCCCGAGCGTCGCCGTCACGTCCACCCCGCATGACCAGGCGGCGGTCGAGCGGGTCCTGCTCGAGCTCGTGCGCCTGACGCTCTCGGCGAGCCCGTACCAGCAGGAGTCGTCGGACGGCCACGCCTACACCCGCCCGGCCGATCAGGTCGTGACTCGCTCGCGGTTGGCGCGGTCGCTCTGGCCGCACCGCGGCGCGATGACCGCGCGCCTGCGCACCGGCCTCGACAGCGGCCGGGTGACCGCGTGAGCGGCGTGTTCGTCCCGGTCGTTGACGCCGTGCGCCTGATCCTGCCGCTGCCCGCCGGCTTCACCGCGGACGACGGCGCGACCGAGCCGACGCTCCCAAAGCCGCGCCGGCTGTACGTCTGGCCGCGTCGGCTCGCAACCCAGCGGGTCGAGGAGGCGGACGGTCGGTTCGACGAGGCGGGCGTCCGTCTGCGCGTCCTCTACACCGTCGGCGCCAGGGGTGAGCCCCGGGTCCAGCGCAACGACCGGGCGGTGACGCTCGCCCTCGACGCGATCGTCCCGGGCGTCGTCGCGGCGGTCGCCGTCAACCGGCGCGCCGCGCTGTGGTGGGACCTGTACATCGAGAGCGTCGTGCCTGACGCCGTCCGGACCGCGGAGGTGCGTGGGCTCGGGTTCGACCTCGTCGTCCGGGTCGAGGCGGCCTGATGAGCGGCCTCGAGATCACCCGTGCCGACTGGGACGCGGCCCAGGCGCTCGACACCGCGGACGCGCTCGGGCGCTCCGCCCTCGAACGGGCAGGCGAGCGGGTGCTCGAGTCGGCCGGTCGGCGCGTGCCGTACCGGACCGGGGCCCTGGCCGGAGGCGGCCAGATCGCAGTCGACGACGACGGCGTGTCGATCGGCTACACGGCAGCGCACGCCCGGTACGTCCACGCGCACCCCGAGTGGCAGTTCGCCGGCGGGCGCTCGGGCCGCTGGCTCGAGGAGACGCTCGACGCCGAGGCCGATGCCGTCGGGGCATTGATGGCCGACACGATCCGGTCGGGCTGGCCGGGCTAACGACGAAAGGAGCACCCCTGTGGCCACCACCAAGATCCCGGCCCGCGACTTCACGATCGAGATCGACTCGGCGTACCCGGGCACGCCGGCCTGGACCCCGATCGGGGGCCTGAACTCGCTCACCCCGTCGCCCTCGACCAACCGGGCCGACACCACCGACTTCGACTCCAACGGCGCGGCCGAGCACATCGTCATGGAGCGCGGCCTCGAGTTCACCATTGCCGGCCACCACCTCGAGGACGCGCTGACCGGCGACCGCGACGCGGGCCAGGTCGCGGTCGAGACGCTCGCCCGCGCGGTCGGCCTCGCCGCCCTCGGCTCCTTCCGGGTAACGAGTCCCGGCGGCAACGTCGACTCCTTCCTCGCCTCTGCCGAGGTGACGACCGCGGGCGGCGGCCACAACGATCCGGCCGCGTGGTCGGCCAAGCTCACGATCTCGGGCGCGGTCACCCACGCCTGATGGCCACGACCGACCCGCTCCTCATCGACTTCGACGCCTTCCGGGCCGAACAGCAGGCACGGCCGCTGATCATCCGGGTGGGCGGCCAGGACTACGCCCTGCCGTCGAGTCCGCCCGCATCGGTCGCGCTCGACGGGATCCGCCTGGCCCGCAGCGGCGCGACGAGCGTCGCGGCGGACGAGGTCGCCAACCTCGCCGAGGGCCTGTTCGGCAAGGCCGTCCTCGACGACCTCGTGCGGGTTCACCGGCTCACGGTCGTCGAACTCCAGGCGCTGATCAGCCGGGTCATGGATGCCTACGCCGTCGAGGCCAGTCCACCCCCAAACCGGGCGAGCCGGCGGACGCAGCGCCGGACCCCTTCGACCTGATGGCGAGCTGGGCGCTCGTCGAGGCGGACTTCATGCGCGAGTACGGGATCGACCTCGTGACCGACTTGCCGCGCCTCACCCTGCGCCGGTTCATGGTCCTGGTCCGTGGCCTCGGGCCCGGCAGCGCGGTCGCCGCGCGGCAGGCAGCGCGCCACTACATGGGTGGCGGGGCGTCGCGGATGGCGCGGACACCGGCGGAGTCGGAGTCGGTGCTGGCGGGCTTCTTCGGCCGGCCGCCGGGGCGGGTGAACTAGCGGTGGCCAGCGGCATCTCGGTCGGCGCGCTGTACGCGACGCTGCGGCTGGATCGGAGCAGGTTCGATGCCGATGTCCGGGGCTCGAAGGGCCTGTTCGGCAGCCTCGCCGACGCCGCCAAGAGCTCCGCCCTCCTCATCGCTGGCGCGCTCGCGGCCGCGGCCGCCGGGATCGTCGCCTTCGGGATCGCGTCGATCGGCAACGCCCAGGACCAGGAGAAGGCCTGGGGTCGGGTGGCCGCCGTGTTCGGCGCGTCGGGCGACGCGGTGAACCGCTGGGCGGAGCAGTCCAGCCGCGCGCTCGGGGTCACCGACGACCAGCTCGAGATGAGCGTCGCCAACTTCGCCGAGTGGGCCAAGAACGCGGGTGTCTCGACCGCTGCCGCCACGGAGGCCGCCCAGGCGATGGCCGTGCGGGCGAGCGAGATCAGCCTCGCCACCGGCAAGTCCTACGACGAGGTCTTCAGCGCCCTCCAGAAGGGCGCCTCGGGGTCGCTCAACGGCCTCAAGGAGTTCGGCGTCGCGATCGACACGAATGCCGTCAAGCAGCAGGCCCTGACCATGGGCCTGTGGGACGGCACGGGCGCCCTCGACGCGAGTGCCGCGGCACAGGCGCGCTCGGCCCTGATCCTCGCGCAGACGACCGCCTACCAGGAGCAGGCGGCCGGCATGACCGGCACCCTGGCCGACAGCCAGCGCAAGTTCGGCGTCATCGTCGACGAGGTCCAGGACACGGTCGGCGCCGCCTTCATGAACGTCGCCCAGGCGGTCCTGCCGGCCTTCCTCGACGCCTTCACCGCCGTGTCCGACTGGGTGACATCGGTCATCCCGACCGTCCAGGCGACGATCGGCCAGTTCCTCGGCGGTGCTGCCGGCGGGATGGCGGTCATCACCGACACCATCCTCCCGGCGCTCGGTGCCGCGTTCGAGTGGCTGACGACGAACATCCTCCCGCCCCTCCAGAGCATCTTCGCGACCTGGGCCGAGAACGTCTTGCCCGCGCTGCAGCGCGCGTTCGCGTTCGTCCAGGGCTGGATCTCCGACAACTGGCCGCTCATCTCCAAGGTCATCGGCCAGGTCGCGGGCTTCGTGAAGAGCGCGATGGACGCCGTCGCCGCGGTGTTCAAGGCCGTCATGCCCGTGATCACGAAGGTCGCCGACGTCGCGTTCCCTGTGGTCGGCGCCGCCGCGAGTGTCCTGCTCACCGTGATGTCGACCGTGTTCGACGCGATCGGCGTGGTCTGGCAGACCGCCTGGGACGCGGCGACCGCGGTGACCAAGGGCATCGGGGATGCGTTCGAGGGCCTGAAACGCGGGATCAAGGTCGTCTGGGACGGGATCACGGGGATCGTCAAGGGCGCGATCAACACGGTCATCGACGCCGTCAACGGGATGATCCGCGCGCTCAACGGCATCCAGATCCACATCCCGAAGGTCGGCGTCGGCGACGTCGCGGTGGGTCCGTTCGACTGGAACGGGCTCAACCTCTCCACGATCCCGCGCCTCGCGACCGGCACCCGCGACTTCGGGGGCGGCTGGGCGATGCTCGGCGAGCGGGGACCCGAACTCGCCCGCCTGCCGCGCGGCACCGACGTCTTCAGTGCGGCCCAGAGCCGCGACCTGCTCGCCGGCGGATCGGGCCGCTCGGGGCCGCTCATCGGCAGCCAGACGATCTACGGCGTCCAGCCCGGCGACGTCGAGCGCGAGACGCGCCGCGCCCTCCGGCGTGCCGCCCTCGCCTGGTCGCTCGGGGGTACCTGACGATGGCCACCCTCGTCGAATGGTTCCCGGCTGACGGGTCGGACCCCGTCCGGTTCACGACGGGCCCCACGGCACCGCTGCGCTTGATGCGGCTCGAGGGGACGGAGCCCGTGACCGTCGAGCCTGTGACGATCAAGTCCCCGAACCAGCCCGGTGCGACCGCGGTCGACGTCGTCGTGCCGCCCCGGGTCGTGACGCTCGGCGGGCTCATCGCGGCGGCCACCCCGGCTGCGGCCTGGGACCTGCGCGCCGGCCTCCTGCGCTCGCTCGCCCAGCAGCCAACACGCCTGGGTGAGGCGTACGGCCTCGGGCGCCTGCGGGTGACCCTCGACGGCCGACAGCCGCTCGAGCTCCGGGCGCTGCCCCGCAGCTCGTCGGTCGAGCGACCGGCGGGCACGAAGGCGGTCGCCCCGTTCGACATCGAGTGGCTCGCGCCCGAGCCGTACTGGCGCGCCACAGCGGACACCCAGGTCCTGTTCACGGGCGCCGGCGGCTTCGGGTTCGGCGTGGAGTTCCCCCTCGAGATGACCTCGAACAACGTCGAGGTCGAGATCGCCAACCTTGGCGACGTCGACGCGCCGATCGTCGCCCGCCTGTACGGCGACGTGACGACCGCCCGCATCCGCAACCTCACGACCGGCGAGGAGCTCGAGATCACCGGGCACATCGCTGTCACCGAGTACGTCGAGCTCAGCACGGCCTTCGGCGACAAGCGGGTCGAGCAGGTCGTCATCGCGACCGGTGTCAGGACGGCCGTCATGGACAGGATCAACCTCGCCAAGCCCGACTTCTGGGCGCTCCGGCCGGGCCTCAACGTCGTCACCTTCGAGGCCGACGTCAACGTGAGCGGGCGAGCCGAGCTCTACTGGCGCCAGCGCCAGAGCGGGTTCTAGCCGATGACACGGGCGTACGTCCTGGACCCGGTCACCCGCGCAACCCTGGGTCTCGTCGACCAGAGCTGGGAGCGCCTCGCCTACACGCGCCGGTACGTCGCCATGGACACGTTCGAGCTCGTGATCAACCGGACCCGGCTGTGGGCGGGCGAGATCGCCACCAAGCGCCTCCTCTACCTGCCCGACGAGGGCGACCTCGTGTTCCTCATCGAGCAGATCGCGAGTGTCGCCGAGGGGAGCACGCGCAACGACGAGATGACGGTCACGGGGCGTTCGCTCGAGGGGATCGCAATGGCCGAGCGCCTCGTCGAGCCGCCGGCGGGCGAGAGCCACGACCGCCAGACTGCGGTCGCCGCCGAGACCGCCATGAAGCACTACCTCCGGGCGCACGCCGCCGACCTCGCCGCGCCGGCCCGCCAGGTCCCAGGGCTCGTCGTTGCCGCCGACGCGGCCCGCGGCCCGACCGTCACCGTCAACGGCCGCTACCAGAGCGTGCTCGACCTCGTGCGCGAGATCGGCCTGCTCGCAGGGCTCGGCGGGGAGATCACGTACGACCCCGGCAGCGGCGACTTCGTGTTCGACGTGGTCGTCGGTGCCGACCGCACGGCGTCGGTGTTCTTCGACTTCGCCTTCGAGACCCTCGAGCGCTGGGAAGAGCTCGACTCGGTCATCGACGCCAAGACGGTCGCGCTCGTCGCGGGCCAGGGCGAGGGCACGGCGCGTGACCTCGTGACCCGCTGGTCCGGTGCGGAGCCAGCCGGCTTCGACCGGCGCGAGGCGTTCCTCGACGCGCGCGACGTCGAGCTCGGCGAGACGACCGTGCTCGCGCAGCGGGGCGACGCCTACCTCGCGGCCACCGCGGGCGAGACGAGCCTCGAGGCCGACGTGCACCAGTACGGCGGCTTCCGCTACCGCGAGCATTGGGACGTCGGTGACGTCGTCACCGTGCGCAACGCCGAGCGGGCTCTCAGCTACCCAGCCCGGATCGTCGAGGTCGCGAAGTCCTTCGAGCGGAGCGCGGCCGCGCCGACGATCACGGCCGTGCTCGGGCGGCCGTTTCCGACCCTGGCGTCGCAGGCGACAAGCGGCCGCGCCGCCGCGACCGCCGACGGGGCGGTGGGTGCCGCGTCCGCTGGCGTGCCGGTGGGCTCGGTCGTCCTGTGGCCCGCCCCCGCCCCGCCGACGGACTGGCTCACCTGCGACGGCGCCTCGCTCCTGCGGTCGGCCTACCCGGACCTGTTCGCCGTCATCGGCACGACGTATGGCGCCGCCGACGGGACGCACTTCAGCCTGCCCGATTACCGCGGCCGCGTGCCGGTCGGCTTGAACGCCGGCGACACCGACTTCGACACCCTTGGCGAGATCAGAGGTGCGAAGACCGCGACTCCGTCCGTCCACGCGGTCACGCAGCCGGCCGCCCACACCGTGACCCAGCCGGCCGCGCACGCGAACCACGCGGTCACGCAGCCCTCGGCGCACGCGGCCCTGGCCCACAGCGCGCACGCCGGCGCCGATGTCTCTTCGCACGCCGGTGCCGCGGTCGCGGCGCACTCCTCGCACTCGCACGAGCTGCCGTTTGTGATCGACGACACCCACGCGATCAGCTCGCTCGACGCGGGCGTGTTCGGGTCCGGCACGGCCCGGACCCGCAACTGGACCTCGAGCGTGTCGTCGGCGTCCGGGTCGTACGCCGTCGCCAAGTCCCAGGCGGTCGGTGTCAGCGCCCACTCGGTCACGCAGCCGTCCGACCACACGTTCACCCAGCCGACCGCGCATGGCGACCACGCCGCCCAGAGCCATGCCGGCGCGGCCGTCGACGCGCACTCCGCGCACAGCGGGACGGCCGTGTCGGCCCACGCCGGTGCCGCGGTCGGCGACCACGCGGCGATGTCGGTGCTCCAGCCCAGCGTGGTCGTCCACTACATCATCAAGACAGCCTGAAGGAGCGCCCGATGGCCCAGCGCAGCAGGTTCTTCGACAGTTCCGGCGGCGACCGGATCTACACCTCCGACGCCTGGGCGCAGGTCCTAGGCGCGATCATCGGTGACGGTGTCGTCGCCTCCGGCAACGAGCTCGCGGTCGCCGAGGCCAGCCCGCCCGCGATGAGCGTCCGGGTGAACACCGGCAAGGCGTTCATCGGCGGCTACTACTTCGAGGTCCACACAGGCCAGGAGACGCTGGTCATCGCGGCCGCGCACGCGACCCTGGCGCGGATCGACCGGGTGGTTGTGCGTCGCGACCTGGCAGGCCGGACGGCCGTCCTCGCCGTCCTGGCCGGCACGCCTGCCGTGACCCCGACAGCGCCCGCGCTCACCCAGGTCGCGGCCGGCGTCTGGGAGATCGCTCTCGCGCAAGTCGCCGTCGCCCCGGCAGCCGCGTCGATCGTCGACGCCAACATCACCGACGAGCGCGGTCCGCGGGCGACGGGCACGGACATCGAGAACCTGCAGGCCACACTCCTCGACGCCGCGAGCGGCCACCGCCATGAGGGCACAGCCGGCACCGGCCGGAAGGTCCGCCACGCTGACCTTGATGGCCTCACGACCGACAACCACCACCCGAAGGCTCACATCCACAGCGGCGACGGGTCGGGCTCGGTTGCCCACGCCGCGACTACGGGCCAGACCGCAACCGACCACCACCCAGCACCCGCGGCCGGTCCCGACGCAAACGTCACGGTCGACGCCGCGGGCGCGGCAGGCACGGCCGCGACGTTCGCCCGCGCGGCACACGGGCACCAGGTGGCGACGTCGGGCGCGACTCCCGCCGACGTGGCGGCCGCGGGCGGCGCCGGCGCGACCGGCGCGCTCGCCAGAGCCGGGCACGTCCACGCCCACGGCTCGGGGTACCTGCCCGACGCACACCACCCGCAGGTCCACGCCCTCAACTCGCACACGGGCACTGCGGACGACATCAACGCCTGGGCGCAGGCGTCGGCAGGCGGCGGCGCCGCCGGCGTGAAGATCTGGGTCGGCACGACCGATCCCGGCGCGTCGGCGGCCGAGGGCGACATCTGGGTCAAGAAGTAGGCCGGGGAACGTAGACGATGCCGACCGCGGGCTACACGTCAGAACCCGACTACGGCTCCGAGTGGTGGGGCTCGGGCGTCGAGAACCAGCACTGCACCGCCGTCACGATGCCGGAGGCCGGGCGGATCACCCGGATCGGCGTCTGGCTGCGCGGCAAGGACGCCTCGTGCTCCTTCCGTGGGGTCGTGTGGAACAGCACCCGGAACACCGTCCTCGGCCAGACGGCCCTCCAGACCGCGTCGGGTGCGGCGCTGGCTATCGGCGCCTCGTCGAAGTACGAGGCGGCGGTCACCACCCCGTTCGACGTCGCGGCAGGCACGATCTACGTCGGCTTCACGCGCAACCCGACCGGCGCGATGCAGTTCGGGTTCGATAACACCGGCTCCCACTACGACGACGACAACGGATCGTCGAACCCGTCCGGGATGAGCGGCGAGTCGTCGCACTCGAGTCGCCGGATGGGCGTTTACGTCGTCTACGAGGTCGGCTCCGAGACGTACGTCCGTCGCTCGGGAGCTTGGGTCAAGGCTGACAGCGTCCAGGTCCGGCGCTCGGGCGCGTGGTCCGATGTTGGGCCAGACGTCTACGTCCGGCGCGGCGGGGCGTGGGTGAAGGCGTAG